GTGAACAGCTGCTCTTCTGTGATATTAAACTCCTGCGGTTTGTAACCGAAGGTGTCCTGAAATATTTTGTTAAGATCGAATGTTGCCATTGTAATTTATTTATTTGTATATTTGTGGTCCTAAGAAACCATTAATGAAATTGATAAGGGCTTTTATGTCTGAGGTTCAATGAATTTAATGGTTTCTCATTTTCGGTAGATAAGGATTCCCTTTCTTACATTAGCTCTTAATTTCAGAAAGACTTCTTTTCCTTTTTCTATTTCCAAATCTGATTCATAGAAAGTCCAGTTTTCAGGTGCGTCAATCGGGAATGAAAAAACCAAAGGCTTACCTTGGTAATATTTCACATAGCGTTTATAAATTTTTCCCTTATCTTCAGTTGACCAAACTTCATCAGCATCCTGAAGCACTTCTTTCACATGGCTCATATACTCCCATCTTCTTTGACCTTTATGGTTTGCTTTATGATTCCAAGAGCTTAAATCATATTCATTGCCATCAGCAGTTTTTGTTTTGCCTTTTAGTTGCTCAAACTTTTCTAATGCAGTTTTTTCGTCTGTTTCATAGCTCAATGGCTTTCTATTTTTGTCTTTAACCAAATATTCTGCCGGTCGCATATTGTAATTTTCAACAGCAAAGAATTGTTTATCTTTTATAGCTCCAAAAGGCTTTGATTTTAACCTTGTGAAATATGGATGTTTGTCGTTAAACACTGTTTTTTCAATACCTGAATTTCTTTTAAAATAAGGTTTTATTGCATCACTTTTTAAGAAAGACACAGCAACTTTTCTTTTATTTTCATCAATTATTGCTCCCGGAGCAGGAACTACATTGCATCGGCAACCCCAATCGTTCGGAGGCCATAAGGTGCTCCAAAGTTTGTCGTTGGTGTCGAGTACCAAACCATCTAATTTAGCATGAGATTCGCGCACTCTATTATCCTTAACAGTTCGGTATTCAAGCTTATCATAGCCTTTCAGGTTTTCCCACTTATCTGCCATCTGCGCCATTGCCACTGCCGAGCGATACTCGGTCTTTAGGAAGTGATTATTAAACTCCTTGTCAATAGGAACTACGGCATTTCTGAACGCTGCAAAGCTTCGCAGCTTGCCGTTTTCGTCAAGCAGCTGTTTGCTCATTTCGCTCATTACAGTCATGCTTTTAGCCGCTGAGAATGCGTAAATGTTATGCTCCAAATGCTGGCGCAAAGTGTTTTTGTAAGCAATGGAGCTGTCGCCACCTAAACCTTTCATCATGGCTTCTTTGAACATTTTCGCCACATCAAAATAGTAGCTTTGATGTATTTGCCCATCCTTTAAATAGCCTTTAAAAATGTCATAAATAAAGTCTTCATTGAAGATGTCGCCATCGGCAAGTGTGATGAATTCAGAATCATCACTGGAGCAACATTCATGGTTGTATAATTCGTGAAGCTGCACATTTATATCCGCCCCGGTAGCTTTAGTCGGGGCTCTGAAAAAAAAACTCCTGAGCTTATGAAACACGCCGCCTTCCTGTTTATCGTTCAAACCAAAACCGCCGGAGAATTGCTGCGCTGCCGCTTTCTCCTTTAGCTCCGCTTTCAATTCATCATAATTGGCAGGTTTTTCGATGCCATAGGTCTCATAGAAATGGTCATCATCAATGGGTATTCCGCCTTCGTTTTTCAGGCGCAACTCTAAATTCAATTGATCAGACTTTGAAAGCTTTTCTTCATAATCGTTTTTGATTTTGAAATAGCCGCCATTTAGATCGATGCCATTCGCTTCAAACATCTTGCACAATCGGCGATTGAGAATCCTGCGGACAAAGTTACGGTCACTCCGGTTGATGTCGTCTTCTGTCTCGCCGTGTTGTGCAGCTTGCGCATAACCGCTTCCGGGAGATGATTCTGTGGTTTCGGTTTGTCCAAGTATCAACTTAGAAAGCTCCGCATTGCAACATTCAATCAGGTTTTTATATAAGTCACCAGTTGGATTGTTTGTGCCTCCTTGAATGAAGTTTAGTTCGGTTCCGGCAGGTCGCACCAATTGACCGCCGCCGCCCATCTCTTCGAGAGCCTTCAGGAGCATTAATCTTTGGTTCTCATCATATCCATCCCAAACAGCGTCAATTAATGGCATCCCAAATATTTCGGCAAACTGTGCCCAATCTCCAAAGTTCCCACGTTTATAGATTACGTATTGCGCAGCCTTCAGGAGTAGTCCGAGATTCTTTTCTTTTCCGGCTTCGAGTACAGTATTGGCATAAATACCTTCACGAATGTTGATACCTACATTTGCTGTTTGTTCGTAAGCAACCATGCCAAGTTCCGGGCGCATGTGCTTGCGTGGAATTAAGAAAACACCCACACCACCTTCTTTGTAGAAATCAAATTCCAACATTGTATAACCCCATATTTTGGAGTTCAAAATTTCTTCTACTACGAGTTCAAAATCGGGTGTATCAATCCAGTCATTCATAAAATCAACTTCTTTCCCTTTCGCATCTACGAACATCCACTGGCAGTTTGTTACTGCCATTATTCTTTTTTCTACCACTGAGGTGAGATGCCCATCGAGCATGATTTCTTCATACAAATCATAAAGCTCAGTCCGTCTTGGAATGGTAGCTTCGGCAGCTCGCATGGCTTGTCGCCAGTTGCCAATGTCTTGGGTGCGGCGATGGATAGGTCGCACCGTCAGTTTCTGAATGATTACTGGAAGCGGTTTCCCTTCAGGAGTAGTCTCGGCTTTATTTTGCCCAAGCAGCGCACTCATGCTGCTTATAATTCTATTGTCATCGCTCATAGTCTAATAATGATTTCGGCGTTTGCGGTTACTGGTCATGTGAAAAAAGGTACTCAAATCTTCAGGAGTTGCCGGAGGCCAGTTAGGTGGAACAATCTTGCCATTCTGAATATTCATAAACCATTTGATGGCTTGGTCATATCTCGTTTGTGCATCTTCATAATCTATGCTTGGATTGGCAAGCACAATGAAGTGCCACTTGGCAAGATGTTTAATATTCATCTGAAGCACTTTGTCCGGCTTATAGTCAGGATCGGAATCCACATTGTCGAAAAGCTGCTCAATACGGTAGCGACTCAAGTATCCCTGTGCTTCAGCTATGGCAGCGTCAAGAGCATCCTGAAGTATGGCATCATCTGTTTCAGTAATCAAGTCTTTCACTCCCGGATAGATGTGGGTATTCAATTGGGCAATGGTGAGTAGTGGCATAGTTTAAAATCGTTTTGTGTGTTTCTTTTTTTTCAACACTTTCAAGGTATCTTGGTCTATCACCGTGCTTTTGGTGTCTAAAATATATTTTGCACCTTCAACAGCATCAGGCGCATCATCGTGTGCAGAACTGCCCGGCTCAATGTGTAGAAATTGGTCTTCCAATTGCTTCATGTGCGGATTGTCTTTTTCGGCTGCATTAAGTATTAATTTGCCATTGGCATTGAGCGGTTCCAGTGCTGATTCTATCCTAGTGAATTTGTCGGGCTTTTTTCGGGTGTCGCCCTTGAGTGGTATCACTTTATGCCTATCAATACTTGCATTGTAGAATTCTCTCACAAGACTATCCTGAATGAAGTTGCTTTCTATGTAATAATATACCGGAACACGATCGTTAACCCAAGCATCAATTTCATAATACCAATCAATCATTTTGCTTGTTGTGGTTTGCTCCACATAAGCTTTGATGATGTGATATTCATCTTTCCACCTGCCCATGAGCACAGTGGCTTTGAAGTCATTCTTTTTTGAATCCTTAAACGAAGGGTCGGTATAACATACTAGGAATTTATATTCCTTCAGTGGTCGCATGGACTTGTATGTCATTTCTTTAAATACCGTACCCTCCGTAATCGGATTGTTGAAAAACTCCTTTTGGGCTGATGAATATGTCATCAGCTTGAGCATATCATCAATATCTTTTTCGCTGTTTTTCTCTATCCAAGTTGAGCGGCCATTTTCATCTCTAATGTTTACTTCATCAACATAAGAAGCTATTTTAGCAGCCAAGGCCACACATGAATTCTTACTGATCAAATTGCCATTCATCAGAATGATGTAATCGCCCGAAATATCAACTGTTGGAAGCAAGGCTTCCTGAAGCCACTTAAACTTTTCTTTTACAATCCGCTCATTACGGCACTCTTCATCCGTATCAAAATCATCGATGATAATTCCATCAACCCTAAAGGCTTCGTTTCGCGTTCCCCTTGGACTTTGCCCGGCACCTACTCCAAGAAATAAAACACCTTCACGAGTGGTAAAATCTCCATTTTGCCACATGCCGGGATTCTTTTGAATGCCATAGTCGTTGATGATTCTTTCATTCAGCTCAAGAGCTAATTTGAAAGGTGTTAATAGCTTTTCGGCATCATCATAAGAACTGGAAGTAAGGATGATGGTTTTCAGCTTTTTCTTTGCAAGTACCAGGAATAAAAATTCCATCATAGTCCGTGCTGATTTCGCCAGTCCACGCGCCCATCGGCGTTGTTCAAAGTGTCGGCGATTTTCAATTATTCGCTTCGATGCACGCTTATGGAATTTGGCAGGTTCTGCCTTGCAATAGCTTTCAAAATAATATTTAAACCATGCTTCGTGGTCGGCTTCCAGCCGGGCGATTCTTTTCAGCTTATCTGCCGAGCTTTCAGTCTCATCAATAGACTGAGACTTCATCATGTTGGCATGGAAGTCTTCCCAACTCTTGAGTGCTTGTTTGTCTGTAGTATCTGTCATCTCAAGCAGTCTTTAATAAAATCATCAAACAGGGCACTCACCTCTTTTGCCTTCTGCAAATTAACCGGACTGAGCCATCGCGTAAATCGTTTGGCTGTTTCTATGATTTCTGCCAATGAGGCTTTGGTCTCCAAATCTTTAATGTCGCGGATTAGCTTCCTTCTAATGTCGGCTTCTTTATTGTCGGCAAAGCGTGCTCCTTCAGGTTTCTTTTCAATGTAAGCATTGATTTGATCCAATTCATTCAAGAGCTTCAGGAGTTGCTCTTCACGAGTGAGTAAAACGTTTTTTCGGTACTGCTCCCAATTTTCATTGTTCACCCATTTGCTCATCGTTTGCTGACTAACACCCACAGTCTCGGAAAGCTCCTTCTGATTGGTGATTTGCTCACGCGTGTAGAGCATCTTAGCCCACGCTTTCTTTTGTTCGGAAGTTAATTTTTTGCTTGACATTGATGCAAATTTCTAACAATGAAAATGCATTTTCAGTGAAAGGATTTTTTATGGCAATGTTGCTGTACCATTATGATACAGCAGCTGAAGCATTATGTTTTTGTGATTTTTTTTGGTGAAAAATTGAGATGAGTTTTGCATCACCTAATACGAATTAACACCATAAAAACTCATGCCTAAATCATCGAAACGGTTCATCATCTCTAATAGTAATCTAAACTCTCAAGGTTTCAGAATGCTCACTGAAGGTGCGGTGTTGGATGATTTTGAAAAGAATCCACTACTCCTTTTTAATCACATCCGTCCGGAAGGCAATAACAAGAATCAAATATTGCCAATGGGCCATTGGGAAGATTTGAAAATAGAAGGTGATGAGATAACAGGAGTTCCAGTATTTGATGATGATGATGAGTTTGCCATGTCTATTTATAAGAAAGTAGAGAATGGCACAATTCGCATGTGTAGCGCAGGTGCAGAACCATTGGAGACATCGGAGAAAAGAGAACATCTTGTTCCAGGACAAACCAAAGCAACTGTGACCAAGTGGAGATTGAAAGAAGCTTCTATCTGTGACATTGGAAGCAACCCCGGTTCATTAGCAGTTCAGCTATATGACCACTTCGATAAGGCAATAGCGCTGTCGGAAGAATCCCTTCAAAAAATTATACCCAACATAGAAATGAAAGATCCAAAAATCAAACTTTCCGAAGAGGAAGAAAAACAAGCCAAGCTTGCAGCTGAAGAAGCGAAAGCCAAACTTTCTGATGAAGATAAAGACAAGCTAATAGCGAAGCTCAAACTCAAGCTTCAGGAGATGGAAGAGAAACTTCGATTGGCTGAAGAAGAGAAAGAGACCGAGAGGGTCGAAAATCTTGTAAGCAAAGCGATATCAATGCGAAAAATTACTGCTTCGCAAAAACAGCATTTCATCAAGTTGGCCAAAGGCGATTTCAAAACAACTGAAGAGTTGATTGCATCACTACCATCTAGCCCCACGGTGAAAGAGAATTTGGAGAATCAACCTGCTAATACTGAATCGGAGCGCATCGAAAAATTAGCAGAGAAGTCTTGGGATGAGCTATTTCATTCGGGAGAATTGCAATTCGTGAAGCTTAATGCTCCCGATATCTATAAAAGTAAATACCTGACCAAATTCGGCAAAGAGCCAAAGAACGTTTAGCTCAAATCAAATCTTAAACACAATTTAAATCCCTTTTAAAAACCCTTTCAATTTTAATAAAATGAAAAATTTCCTTAGTGAATTCTTGTTCCCCTTCATCGCCTTTCTGATGATTATCGGTTTTGCATCGCAGGTGGTGCATGAAAAAACCATGCTCGGCGAAATTGCCGCTTATGCCATTGTAGGCACTGTTATGTTCATCTCTGTGTTAGCAGCCGTATTCTCTCAAAGGAATAGGAACGTCACACGAATGGGTGTAGAAGTCGAGATTTGGGCGCAATACATCATCGAGCGATTGTGGAAAGACAATCAGTTTTTGAAACATGCATTTTCAGACGATGACAAGGTATTAGCCGGAAAGATTGTGCATATTCCACAACCCGGAGCGAAGCCTGTAACAGTCAAAAATAGAGCGGTATTTCCTGCCACAGCTGTGAGGCGAACAGATACCGACATTCTCTATCCACTTGACGAATACACCACCGATCCTACGCACATTCAAGATGCCGAGAAAGTGGAGTTAAGTTACGACAAAATCAACTCCGTGTATGGAGACCATGCAGGGCAGTTGGTGCAAGATGTGGCTGATGATGCAATCGTGAAATGGTTACTTGATATTCCACAAACATCAGTTATCAGAACCACCGGAGGCGCGACCGCCGACAAACCGGATGGTGCAACTGGCAACCGTAAAGCATTTGTGCACGACAACCTTCGCTCTGCTCAAAAACTGATGAATAAACAAAACATCCCTGCTCAGGATCGTTTTGCATTGGTAACAGCAAACATGGCAGACCAATTGTTTGAGTCATTGAGCAACACTCAATACCGTGACTTCTCTTCTTATGCAGATGCTAAAGAAGGTATCATCGGTAGGTTGTATGGTTTCAATATTATGCACCGCTCGGAGATTGCGATTTCTGAAACCACAGGCGGCAATGCTATCATCAAACCGTGGGGAGCTGCTGTAGATGCGGCAGATAATGAAGTTTCATTCTGCTGGCACAAAAATGCCATCGCTCGTGCATTAGGTGAAGTGAAGTTCTTTGAGAACCCTGACCGTGCAGAGTACTATGGTGATGTTTATTCTGCTTTGCTTCGTTTCGGCGGACGTAGAAGAAGAGCCGACAATTTTGGTATAGTAGCCATCATTCAAGACGCTGCCTAAGAAGCAATGGATATCTATTTTCAAGATATTGTAACCTACATCATCTCACCATTGCTGACGCTAATGGTGGGATGGTTGGTAGGTCGCAGAAAAGCCAAAGCAGATGCCAATAGCACAGAGATTAACAATGTAAGTGAAGTCTTGGTTATTTATCGCGGCATTATCAAAGATTTTGAAAGTAAAGTGAAGGAGCTCGAAGGACATATTAGAGAATTAGAAGCGAGAATCGACACGCTCGAAAACGAAAACAAAACACTAAAAAAAGGCAAATCATGAAAACCAAAATGCTTATAGTTAGAGATACTTATAATGCCACTGAAACCTTTGGCAAGCTATACATCAATGGTGTTTTCATTTGCGATACACTTGAATTGCCTTGGCGCAACAATGAACGCTCGGTGAGCTGCATACCGAAAGGAAAGTATCAGGTGGTTCATCGCCAAAGTGCTAAATACAAAAACCATCTACACATTATTGACGTGCCGGGTAGAAGCTTGATTTTGATCCATCCGGGAAACTCCGCAAAAGACACCAATGGGTGCATCCTTCCGGGCATGATTCGCTCTGCCAACTCTTTGCTTAACAGCAAAATTGCAATGGACGAAATCATGAAGCTTACTTTCAAAAAAACAGACATAGAAATCGAAGTACAATGAGAATCTCGTTATACATATTACCCCTGATGATTGCGATTGTCTTAGGCTCTTGCCGTGCACGAAAAGTGCACGACAAGCAGTCTGAGTTTATCTCAACAACATCATCAGACAGCACGGTGGAGACTTTGAGAACTGAAAAAATCAAACTTTCAGAACCTGCGGATAGCGCGGTTTTGAAATTTACACTCGCGCCCATCAGCGACACACCTGTTGTCTTCCAACCACAAGAATTTCAATCGACATCGGGGAGAGCCACTGCCACTGCCACAGTGGATAAGTTGGGCAACATCATGCTCAAAGCGAATTGTGCGGAGATTGAGAAAGAGTTGGAATTTCAAGTAAAAGAAACACAACGATTCCGAAAGCTCTACGAAAGCAAGACAACCGACAACTCAAAAGTTATCAAAATAATTCAAACCCATTGGTGGGTATATCCAACAATCATAGCATGTGTAGCAATCACACTCACTATATTAGTACACACCTTTATTTCACCAATTAAATTTTTAAAATCCTTATGAAAGGCGCACAAGAATTACTCAAAAACAACCCGGACAAAAAAGAGGTACATGTTACTTCAGACGGCTATAAATTTTGGACTGCAAATTTTGCTGAAGCACACGCTTCACGACTTGCGGACAAAACGATTACAGTTGTGACCAGGGAAGATATAAACGCAAAGCTCCCAAATGCGAAGACTGCACCAGTTTCGGCTGATGCAACTCCGGCAGCACCTTCTAATGAAGGTGGAGAAAAAGCTGCCACTAATTCAAATGAAGGCAAAGCAGCTTCGTCTCCAGACGAGGCTGCTAAAGCCTTACCGTCTAAGGAAGAGACTGCTCCGGTTGCAAAAGCTCCAGTTAAAAAATCAACATCAACATCAACAACTAAAAGCACTAAAAAATAATGGGACTACCTGATGTAAGAATTGTATTAGCCAATGGTCAACTTGGCGGATTAGTAGCATTTGCCGAGGGCGTTGCACTAATGGTAGGACACGGAGTGTCTGTAGTTGATGGCATCCAAGTTGGAGAACCCAAGGTGGTATTCAATCTTCAGGAAGCTGAAGACTTAGGAATTGACGTAGCTAATAACCCAACGGCTCACCGCCATGTGAAAGAGTTTTATAATGAAGCTGGACTTGGACGCGAGCTGTATATCATGCTTGTACCTAACACCATGCTTCAGTCGCAAATGGTGGACTTCAATGAAGCAAACGGGCCGGGAGTAAAAACAGGATTAACCTTTGCCCAAGGTAGAGTGAGAATGTATGGTACCTTTTGTGATGATCCTTCGATTGTTCCTAATAGTGGAATTAGTTCAGGTATTGATGATGATGTTATCAACGCTGTACCATTGGCTCAGATTTTGGGCAATAACTTTGCTTCCATCCAAGCTCCTGTGCGTGGTGTGTTGGAAGGACGAGACTTTCAGAATGATGCTGCCACTTTGGTAGATGCCAAAACGCTTGGTTCTAACAGAGTAGCTATACTTATTGGTTCTTCAAAAGATGACCGCACGGCATCCATTGGGATGTTTCTTGGTCGCAATGCTAGAGTTCCAGTTCATCGAAAAGCAAGTAGAGTGAAAGATGGCAGATTGCCAATCACTGAAGCTTTTGTTGGAACTGCAAGTGCCGGAACATTCGGTGGATTAGGCTTGATGCACGATAAAGGTTATATCGTGATGCGAAAATTTCCAACATCAGCAGGATACTTCTTTAGTGGCGACCCGATGTGTGTTGCAAGCACTGATGATTACAATCTCTTTGCACGTGGTCGCGTAATTGACAAAGCACACATCATTGCTTATGCCACTTTTGTGGAAGAACTGGACGATGAGATTCTGATTGATGCTGATGGTAAAATAGAATCAGGAGTTGTTGCCACTTTGGAAGCTAAAATCAATAATCAGATTAATCAGTTGATGACAGCCAACAGAGAGATAAGCGGCGCAAGTGCCACCATCGACCCTAATCAGAATGTATTGAGTACGAACAAAACGGTTGTGGTTCTTAAACTTCGCCCGGTTGGTTACAATTCAGATATAGAAGTTCAGTTGGGCTTCGACAATCCTAATGTTTAATTTTTTCTAATAATAACGATATGTTTTTTGACACAAGAGAATGCGAATGGTCTGATCAGGAAGTCTTCATTGACGGCGTGAGAGTGACCAAAATACAAGGCATCAAATTCAAGCCCACGCAGGAGAAAGAGTTTCTCCATGCCGCCGGAAACGAACCCATCGGCATCCAAAGGGGCAACAAAACTTACACCGGAGATATTACATTGCTCAAAGGAGCTTTGGACGATATCAACCGAGCTGTGAGAGCTGCCGGAGGTAATGACATATTGGATGCTGAGTTTGTAGTTGTGGTGAATTATAAAGCCAAAGGCAATCGTGCTTTGCAAACTAACACACTCATAGGAATGCAAGTTTCGGAATATGAGCATGGCATGGAGCAAAATGCGAAATCAAAGCCTATCACCTTACCTATGATGTTTCTAAAATTAATCTCAACATAAATATGAAAGCGACAGAAAAACAAATTGCGGAATGGAAGAAAGCAAATCCAAACGGAATATTTGAACTCACCGTGGGTGATAAATCTGCTTATTTAAAGAAGCCGGATAGAAAGGTAATTTCAATGGCAACATCATTAGGCAGCACCGACCCTGTTCATATAGCTGAACTTATCATGGATGCATGTTGGTTAGGCGGCGATGAAGAAATCAGAAAGGACGATGACTACTTCATGTCTGCCATGAATAAGCTTCAGGACATGGTAGATTTGAAAGAAGCGGATTTAAAAAAAATTTAGAACGCTTCGTAGTTCAAGAGCATGAGACACTTAGAATTATCAATGCTCAATTGCGCTACTACTTCGGTTTAGACCCTGATGAATTGACGGATGATGTGTGGGCGATGAGATATAACGAGCTTGTTTACATCAGAAAGAAAGAAGACCAGTTGAGTAGAAAAAAATAAGTAGAAAAAGCAGTATTAATGTCCACACTACTGCAAAAGCATATCGCCAAAATTCAGGCACTTTCCCTTTGCTCTGATAGACGGTGATATAAGGAACGATAGGAAGCAAAGGGATTAGAAAGATAGTTTTCACGAATGCAGGAACATTGCTTTTAAACCAAGAAACAAAGTGAATAGCAAGCACAATGGCAGCATAAACAAAAATTAACTCAAGCATGGCAGGTATAGTTGAATATATAATTTCATTACAGGATAGACTAAGTATTCCATTAGGTAAACTTAGTAAAAATTCTGCACTTACCAAAGGACAGCTTGACAAATTAACAGAATCGAATAAAAAGCTGCGCAGCATGGTAAAACCTACCAGTATGTCGATTAGCGACATGACTAAAAGGGTTGCCAAACTTAAAGAACAAAGAGACCTGCTTCCATCCAATTCAGTATCGCAAATTAGAAATATAAACAAAGAAATCAATTCTTTAAATGGCAAAATAAAAAAGCTTGAAACCATCAATGGTGGCAAGATTAAAACAGCGTTTAAAAGCGCATTTGACCAAATCCCTGCTATTTTCAAAAATCCAATAGTTGCTGTAGGCGCAGGTATGGCAGCATCACTCAATGCCGGAATGAAAGCTTCGCGCGATAAACTTGATTTTAAGATTCTCGCCGGAAATGATATAGGTACTAAATTGTTTGGCGACCTGAAAGGCTCTAAAATAAAAAGCATCATGGGCGATGCTGTTACTGAAGCCGGAAAAGGAATGTTAGCTTCAGGAATTTCGGCAGATAGTATTTTGCCCACACTAAACAAGCTTGCTGATGTGTCAGGAGGAAGTGGCGATAAATTGATGGGGCTTAGTCAGGCATTTGGAAAACTGAATAAAGAAGGAAAATTGACTGAGAGTGTACTCTCTGAAATGGAAGCGAACGGTTTCCGACCATTGGACATCATGAGCCGTGCCACAGGCAAGAGCATGGCTAAGCTCATGAAAGAAATGGAAGATGGCAAAATCAGTATAAAAGATATTGAAGGAGCTTTAGATTCTGCCACCGCACCGGGTGGTCAGTTTTATGATGTAATCAACCGAATAGCCAATGAGCCAACAGGTAAGTGGGATATACTCAAAAACAAAATTTCAGGATTTGCTGAAAAAGTAGGAGAGAAAATGATGCCACTGGTAGATTTTGTATTAAATGGTCTCAACATTGGTTTTGAATGGTTGATGAAACTTGCAGGATGGGTGTCTGATAAATTTAGAGACTTAGCCGATTTTGTAGAGCGTAATGCTGAATGGTTTGCCACACTCGGCATAGCTGTGATGGCAGGGGTTACTGCTTTTCAATTGTATAATCTTTGGCAAAAAGCCGTTTGGCTATGGACGATGAAAGATATGGTGGCTACTGCTTTGATGACTACAATTAAAGGAGCAGCCACCTTAGTAACCGGAGGACTCACAGGAGCAGTTGCAGCGCTAAATGCAGCATTTTGGGCAAATCCTGTGGGCATAGTGATAGGCTTGATAGTTGGTTTGATAGCTGCTGTCATATTAGCTTGGGAAAACTTTGAAGGGTTTAGGAAATCCTTATTCTCCCTGTGGGAGGTATTCAAAACCGTGATGAATAACATTGCCGATTTGTTTGCCGATGTTTTCGGTCCCATAATAGATGTGTTTGAATCCATTAAGAGTGGTGATTTCTTTTCTGCCGGCAAGGCTCTTTTTAAACTCAATCCCATTTCAATGGCAGCAAGAGCAATTGACTCTATGACCAATGGAACAATCACCAAAGGTGTTGGCGAAGCTTGGGACAGAGGTCAGCAAATGGGAGCTGATTCATTTGCCGAAAGTCAAAAGAATGGCGGATTGCTCGGAGAGCTGAAAACAATGGCTAAAAAATTTATGGGAGGTGGTAGTCCGGTTGAAGATAATGGCTTAGGGACATTACTCCCTGATTTGACCAAACCTGACAAAGACAAAGGCTTAGGCGCATCCGACAGCATCAATGCCGTGTCAGGTGGCGGTGCAAAGAATATCACGGTTACGGTAGGCAAGATGATTGAAACATTGTCAATCTCGGTAAGTGGTGGCACTCGCGAAGCAGGTCGCGAAATAGAAAGAATTGTAGAAGAATCAATGGTGAGGGCACTCGCTTCAGCAACAGCACGATGAACGATATATTGACAGATGAGAACGATGACCTTTCGGCAAGAAATGGAGACTTCATAGTAGGTAAATCTAATGTGCAGCATCAGCGGCATTTGATAATTGCAGACAAGGGACAATACAAGCAGAACCCAACGATTGGAGTAGGTGTGCAGGGCTATTTAGATGATGAAGATTTTCAAGCACTGGTCAGAGCCATACAGAAAGAAATAACTGCCGATGGGCAGCGAGTATCAAGACTGAGAATAGTGGAAGGCAAAATAACAATAGAAGCAGATTTCAAATGAAACAGGTAATCGTGCAAGAGCGGCAAACAATATGGGACTTGGCAATTCAGGAGTATGGCTCTGTGATGGGCGTGCGCGAATTGATGAAAGACAATCCGCAGATTACAAGCTATCTTGACAATCCTCCCACTGGCAGCATCATAGTAGTGAAGAGTGCGCCTGTGGATGAGAAGATTACTAAGTACTATGCCGACAACGATTTGAAGCCAGTGTCACTCACAGGCACTGATTTTAACCCAGAAGATTTTAACCCCGAAGATTTTAACTAAAAATGACAAAAGAAGAAATTATAAACCTAATTGACGAAATCATTCCTGATGGGAATTATCCGGCAGATAAGATGAACTTCTTATTGCTTGCCATGCTTGACTATGCCCAAGCGCAAGGTGGAACTGGCGGTGGCGGTGTTCAAAACCTTCAAGAAGCCTACGATGGGGGTAATGTTGTTAATAATGCCATTGTTATTATTGATGGAGATAATTTTCTTTTTGGCGTTGGTCTCGATGCTTTAGGTGGCAACACAGGTAATGAAGTAAATGCATTAGGAGCTAAAGCAGCAGAAAATAATACAGGAAATGATGTTAATGCATTAGGAAACAAAGCAGCACTATTAAACACAGGTAATGAAGTAAATGCATTAGGATCATTATCTGGGAAATCTAACACAGGAAACCAT